GCTAGAAGTCAGACTAAGAGAACCAGATGACTTTTTAAAAATACGAGAAACACTTTCTCGTATAGGTGTCGCTTCCAGAAAAGAAAGAAAATTGTATCAGTCCTGTCATATATTACATAAACAGGGACGATACTATATTGTGCATTTTAAAGAATTATTTGCACTCGATGGTAAAGAAACAAACCTATCTGACAATGATATTGCAAGACGTAACACGATTACAAAGTTATTAAAAGATTGGGAGCTTGTTGAGGTCGTTGGTGAACTAAATGACTTAGCACCATTGAGTCAAATTAAAATTATTTCATTCAAGGAAAAGGATGAATGGAATCTTGAAACAAAATATAACATTGGAAAAAAACGAGAGGTTTAAAATGATCGTAGACGCACTTAGAAAAAAATATGAATATGAAATAATATCTGCAAGAGCAAACATTGATGTGTATCTAAGAAACCCAGCTGGTATCGGTGAACACCCAGACATCGTTGCAGCTGTGGATAGTGAGATGGAAAAGTTGGCTAGTGCAGAGGACAAGTTAAGTTCTTTAAATTCCAACTTTGATTCTAGTTCAACAAATCCACAAGTGTTAAATGAACAAAGGAAGTTAGGACTTTAGTTGACATTACCCTTACATTTTTGTTATTATATTTGAATGAGGTTTTATACTAATATTACACAGTGGGGAAACAACCTACTGTTGAGAGAAGTTGTGAACGGTGAAAGAATCAACCGCAAGGTTAAGTATTCACCGACACTTTTTGCACCTGTTTTGAAAGAGACACCATACAAAACTCTTGAGGGTAAGTATGTTGCTCCTGTGAAACACGATACCATCAAAGATGCAAAAGAGTGGGTTGAGGGTTACAAACAACAACCACACCTAGTCTATGGAAACACTCTGTTTCCTTACAGCTACATCGCAGATGAATATCCTAACAGTGTCGATTGGGATATTGACCAGATACTTATCGTTACGATTGATATTGAGGTCGAGTGTGAGAACGGTTTCCCTAAACCAGAAGAAGCAAAAGACCCACTACTATCAATCACTCTAAAAAATCACCAGAACAAAAAGATTGTTGTCTGGGGTATCGGTGACTTTGAAAACAGTCGTGATGATGTTTCGTATATCAAGTGTGAGTCAGAGAAACATCTCATACAAGATTTTCTTACATTCTGGGAACAACATAAACCAGATGTCATCACAGGCTGGAACACAGAGTTTTTTGATATTCCTTATATCTGCAATCGTATATTAAATCAGTTTGACGAAAAGGAACTCAAGAGACTATCGCCTTGGAGCAACGTATCAGCTCGTTCTGTTTATAAGATGGGTAGAACACATCAGGTGTATGATATCATGGGCGTGGCTCATCTGGACTTCTTTGATCTGTATCGTAAGTTTACCTATACCAACCAAGAGTCCTATCGACTTGACCACATTGCGTTTGTCGAGTTGGGTGAACGTAAAGACGGTAATCCTTATGAGACTTTCAGTGAGTGGTATACCAAAGACTATCAATCCTTTATAGAATATAATATCACAGACGTTGAACTGGTTGATAAACTCGAAGATAAAATGAAGTTGATTGACCTGTGTTTGACGATGGCTTATGATGGTAAAGTAAATTATGGAGATGTTCTTGGAACAACTAAGTATTGGGACATTCTGATCTATAATCACCTACGCAAAAAGAATATAGTGATACCACAAAAGAAAGAACATGAAAAGTCAGAAAAGTTTGAAGGTGCGTATGTAAAAGATCCGATCATCGGTATGCACAAGTGGGTGATGTCTTTTGATTTGAACTCTCTATATCCACATTTGATTATGCAATATAACATTTCACCAGAGACACTCATAGGTTGCCCTTTCAAAGATAAAGACATTAGTGTTGATAAACTTTTAAAGAATGAGGTCAAGAGTGATATATTGAATGGTATTAAAAAACAAGACGTAGCTCTTACACCGAATGGTGCATTGTTTCGTAAAGACAAAAAAGGTTTTTTACCAGAGTTGATGCAAACTATATACGATGATCGTGTGAAATATAAAAGATTAATGTTGGAGGCGAAACAAGAATATGAAAATACAAAAGACCCTAAACTTAAAAAGGACATTTCTAGATATGACAACATTCAAATGGCCAAGAAGATTTCTCTCAATAGTGCTTATGGTGCCGTTGGTAATAACTGGTTTCGTTACTACAATCTCTTGGTTGCTGAGGCCATTACTACTTCTGGTCAGTTATCTATTCGATGGATTGAACGCTCTCTTAATCGGTTTCTTAATAAGACTCTTGGAACCAATGACTTGGATTTTGTCATTGCGTCAGACACAGATTCAGTTTATATTCGTTTTGACGAACTCATTGACAAAATGCCTATTGATAGACAGAACACTGAGGAAGTTATCAACTTCTTGGATCGTCTTGCTAGAGAAAAGATTGAACCATTTATTGATCAAAGTTATCAGGAGTTGTCTGGACACATAAACGCATACGAACAAAAGATGTTTATGAAACGTGAGGTGATTGCAGACAAAGGTATCTGGACTGCGAAGAAAAGATATATTCTTAACTCTTGGGATGTGGAGGGTGTTCGATACAAAGAACCGCAACTTAAAATGATGGGTATCGAAAGTGTCAAGTCATCCACGCCTGCACCCTGTCGTGAGAAGATCAAACAAGCTCTCAAGATTATCATGTCTGGTGATGAAAAAGAACTCAATGACTTCATACAGGAGTTTAGAACAGACTTCATGAAAATGCGTCCAGAAGAAATTGCGTATCCACGTTCCGTCAATGGGATTGATAAGTGGACTGAATCTCACAATCTATTCAAGAAGGGCGCTCCTATACATTGTAAAGGTGCGATACTCTATAACTATCTTCTGAAGAAAAATAAACTTACACACAAGTACCCCTTAATTCAAAATGGAGAAAAAATTCGATTCTTACATTTGCGAGAACCTAACATTTATCAGTCAACAAGTATATCGTTCATCACAGAGTTACCAAAGGAACTTGATATTGCTCCACTAATTGACTATGATATGCAATATGAAAAAAGTTTGGCTGAACCGTTAAAGTTTATTACGGATAAAATAAAGTGGAATTTAGATATGAGTTTTGGAACACAGTTAACACTTGAGGGATTTTTTAGTTGATACTTGAAAAAAAAGATGCGGTATATGCTGCTACAAAGTTGATGAAATACTTCAAGGATTTCGGACGTATTGACGATTACTTTCGTGCAAGAAAGATCGAGAGGGTCAAGAACATACCTGTACCACTACCTGGCTTTGGTCTGGAGGACGATATGTTTCAGTCATATGATATGCACCCAGAGGACATGAACTTCTCTGTGATTCAGATGCAATCCAAAACATTCGATACCCTATTGGAGATGACCGCATCATTCAGTCCAGATGAAAATCCAGGCAAGACACTCAAACTAATCGTGAAGGAAACCAATACCAATAAGATTGTCGGATTCATTCGTTTCGGTTCACCACTGATCAATTCAAAACCCAGAAACGACTATCTTGGTGGTGTCCCTGACTTGGGCATATTCAACAAAAGAGCAATCATGGGTTTCAATATCGTACCCATACAACCATTCGGATATAACTATCTTGGTGGTAAACTACTGGCCGCAATCTGTTGTTCTCATGCAAGTCGAGAAATGTTAAACCAGAAATATGATACTGAGTTCTGTCTATTCGAGACAACATCACTATATGGTAACATCAAGGGTATGTCAATGTATGATGGTATGCGTCCATATCTAAGGTATAAGGGGGATACTCAATCCAAGTTTCTACTCACGCTTGGAGAGGATATCTACTTTGAACTGAGGGATTGGTTTGAGGAAAGAAACGATGGAGAACCACTTATTCGTAATGGTGTGTCAAGTCGGAAACTCAAATACCAGACAAAGATGATCGGCACTATCAAATCTTCCCTAAAGGAACATGATACCAAAGCGTATGAGTTATTCTCTAATGCAATGAATGTCGCTGGAGAGGTAACAACACAGAAAAGATTCTACATGAGTGAGTATGGATATTCCAATGTTAAGGACGTATTATTGGGTAAAACGGATAAACTGGAAAGAGCTGAAAACTTTGAACGGTTTGAACTGGACAATGTAATTCGGTGGTGGAAGAAACACGCAACCAAAAGATATAACAAGATGATTGCAGAAAAGAAGGTACGCAAGGATCTAGAGGTTTGGAATCAACATACTATGAATAAGATTGATATAATCAGATGAAAATTACTATTGCAAGAATTAGAAGTAATGTAACATATCACGGCCCCCTAGAAACTGTTCTCGATAGTTTCTTTGAAAACTATGTCAAGTGGAGAGATAATAATCCACAACATGAATATAACACTTACAATGTATCTTTTAATAATGATAAACCCAAAAGAACACCAGAAACAATTAAGTGGGCTGATGTAATTGTGATACCATCTGATTCTGAATTTAGATATCATGGTGAGTTACAAATGAATCCTAAAGACCTTGCAAAATCTGAAAGTCACATGGAACAGATAAGGTCATACTTTGAGAATAAGACGGTTATCATGTTTAGAAGCGATAGGGGTGATACAGAAGAACTATATCGTAATGAAACATTAAAGGGTGTAAATTTGAAATCATTTTATACCATAGATGAGATTGATTTTTCTGGTAACATTCATGGTATGAAATATCATTTTTTACAAGAACTTCAAAGTAGTGTTTTGATGCCTGCTGATAAAACTATTGATTTTGGATATTGGGGAAAAATGAAACCCAGTGAAAAAAATGAAAGAGAAAAAACTATTCGTCAAATTTATAGGGACAAAGATATTTCAACGATGTTAGTTGGTGGATTTCCAAGTGGAGTTCAGAGACAGAGTAAGTGGGTCAAAGATTGGAAGAAATTATTTTTTATGATAGAACCGTCAAGAAGCACACTCTGTTTTAATTGGAAAGATCCAACTGCGACAACCAGCCGATACCCAGAGGCTTTATCTGTTGGTATCATTCCGTTTGTCTGGAAAGATTATGATATCAACAACACATATTTAATTGACGATTTTCAAAGGGTAAATTCTTTTGAGGAATTAAAAGAAAAGGTATTGACATTGCGTACAGATTTTGATACACTATTAGAAGAATATAGAAACAACTATAAAAAAGTATTGCTAACAGAGGAAGAATATTTTGATTTTTTTTCTAAAAAAATGAATTTTGCACTTGACAATGGGTATACAAATAGTGTACTATAGTCTTAGTTAATAAAATTTATGTATTTAATATATTAAAAATTATTAGC